TTGTGTAGTTGGATATGTGTCGTCATCAGGGGCAGAGAAATCTGTAACCTTATTGGTTAGCAGTTCTCGATCAGCTAGGTCATCTTCTAAATCTATGATGGTAGACTGTGCCTGCTCACCTGTATGATTGTCTCTATCGAGTAAGAAGTCTTCACGATCAGCAGCCATAGCCCCTTCTACACTCAGCAGTAGCTTCCAGTAAACAAAAGTTACATCTAATGCAGGGCTTTCACCATCATGGTCTTGCTTGGCTACATAGAGATTACCAGCTTGTGTTACAAAACTCTTAAAAGCAATGTACGGAGTATTTATATCCCACTCTGGAATACCTTTCTGGTTAAGGTAAGTTAATATCTTATCAGTCCTGTTTTGCCAGTAGTTAAAGAATTGGGCAGGGGGCTTCTCCCCCACGTCCCAACCTTCGAGTATATCTATTGTGTCGGGGGAAGTAATAGTACCATCTTCTGCCCAGATTCTACCCTCTAAGTCGGTAGGTTTAATTAGGTCTGTCATCTAAGTCCAGCCCTCCAGTCTACAACGGATTTAATAAAATCATCATAACTGTTTCGGAGTACAACATTCATAGGTACTCCTGTACCAACAATGAAAGTGGTAAACACCATCTTATCATTATCTATCAGAAATGATGACATGGGGATGGATTGAGGTGACGTAGCATACCCCCCTAACCTTACACCAAAGATGTCTTCGGTTTGACAATACACGCCCGACACTACACCAACAGAACTTGCGGACATTGCTGGTATTGCTGCACTCCCTACAGGACTGGATGCGGAATTTAATTGGATTACATTTATATCACCAGAAACATAAATGCTACCATCTAACGATACGTAGTCTGCACCTATAGTTGCAAAACCTGACAAATTAAATACGTTATCTTCAGAGAATGGGGCACCTGTAGTGGTGTCTATCTCATGGTATTTTCCAAGATGTGTGTATCTCAGATAGCCACTTAGATACTCTAGCTTACCTGAACCAGAACCCCAATTTGCAGGGGTTGCTGGAGTGAATCCAGAGCCTATTTGAGTGACAGCTCCGGTAGAATCATTCATCTTTGCTAGACGTACTAAACCATCAACACCCTTGTACAATATGTATAGAGTTTGATCAGCAGAGCTTAACCACACGGAGAGTATCTTAGCAGAAGCTACTATGCTTGTTGTGTCAAAAGATGCAACCAAGGCTGTGGGGTTTGTGGTGTAAAGGTTTACAATTGTCCTGTATCCAGCATCAGAAGTCAAGTTCGTCTGATTAAACAAGTAGTAATTTTTATTACCTGTACGTACAACAGGAATACCCCCTGTCTGCACCACACCTTGAATATTTGGGGTGGGGTAAGGCCTTATGCGGGAGAATACCCCCTGTTGTGAGGTATTCCCACCAAAATTAATTAAACTCATTAAACATCTCTCCTAAAACCATGTACACGAACTGCAAGATTACCAACTATGTTTGTAGTAACAAGGATGAGCTTCTGTCCTGATGTCAACACTAAACCAGAATATTCATAACCCGTACGCCCCGAGTTAACTGAGTTAACCAATAGTAAACCCCCGCCAGAGGCATTGGTTGTCGATACATACAGTTTAGTGGTTGCAGAGTTTACAGTACCGCTCAACACACCTGTTACTGTTGTGTTAATTGTTACAGTCTCATCGACAGGGGCTTCATATAGCACTGTCTCAGTATTAGTAGAAATTAGTAGTTGTTCTGATATTTCTTTGGAGTTAGTCAAGAACTCAATACCATCCACTGTTACAGTTACGCCTGCTGCTGTAGTTGTATAACTTAACCACTCTTCTGAGGTCAGGATAACGGCTGTTCGAATGAAGCCATTGTTTACAGAGTTAAGACTTTCTTTCTGAAATGTGTGTATGTCTGTTGGCATCGTAGTTGGAGATATATGTAGAACACAATCTACATTACCAATAACATCAGCAGCCACATTAATTATTACTTTTGCATACTTCCCCACAGGACACTGATAAACATTAAATGTACCTGATGTAATTGACTTATGGAAACCAAGCATTCCTTCACTCATTACCATTGTCCTTGGAAGTACATATTGACTTCATTGTTTTGTTGTTTCAAATATTGTAGATTGAGATAAGTATATCTCGCCAACCAGTTAAAATACTCACGATCTGGCTCTTCGCCATACATCCAGCCAGTATCTTTCTTCAAGTTGTTAGGTTCTAAAACACTAGCGCCACCTAAGTATCCGTTGGTGTAATCCAGTCTTGCAAATTCTGGAAGAATGATTGGATCAGCAATCATGTGTAATCCTCATTTAATTGAATTCTTTTCTACTACGAAATTGACCACCACTCCCAACAGGGGCATCTACATCGGTAAAACCTTTACCAACTCCACCCGCAAAACAGAATCTGTCGCTTGTAGAGAATGGGGAACTGGTTGCCATTTTTACCGTTATAGGAAGTGTATCTTTTACTAAGTACAAAGTGTCGTCTGTGGGGAGAGGGACATCAACAGCAAAAGAAAAACCTGCTGGATACTCCACTTGGGTTGTTATATTATCTGTCTCAGCAGCTAACTTAATTGCAGCACTAAAATCTTCGTACCTACCTTTGGAGGTGTTAGCCAGTATTTTAAGTCTTATCTTTTTTCTGTAACTTTCTTCTGACGCACCCACTGGCCTACGATAGCCAACATCCTCACCTATCATGTCCAAGTTAACACCAGTAGCAGAGTCTAAACTTTGTTGCTGTATGTAGGCTTGGACATTACTCTCTAATTCTTGTAACTCTTCGAGGAACGTTTGCTCTAAGAATTTAAGATTCTCAGATTCATAATACTGGTTAGGTAAACGAGACAAACCACGAGTAACGTGATCAACATCATCAAGGGCGCTTATGAACTCCCCACCAACAGTGTCATCACCAGAGTCCCCAAAACCTAGACCCTCTCCACCATCAAAAACAAAGTAATCAGTCATAGGTTAAACCCTCAATACACTGATGAGGTCAATTCTAAATACTGGTTTCTCTTTAACCCCTAATTCTAGGGTGTCAGTAGTGAAAGGTATAAGTGTTGTTGAACCGTCTAAAGACTTGGACAAGCTGATAGTTACCTTACCAACGCCTGAAGTCTTACTGTAAATATCACCTAAGAATCTTGTTGGGATAACATCACCACCTACAGAAATCTTATTACCTGTATTAAGGATACTATTTGCAATAGCTTCATTAACTAAAAGTTGAGCAGTTTCTTCCCCGTATGCTTCGTACTCACAAAGGACATGGATGTAGATATTAGTTGGTCTGCTGAATTTAACAGTTTGAGGATTACCATCAATATCTGTTACCACTCGGCTAACATCACCATAAGACTCAATAGCCCAAGGTTGATTAACAAAGATAGTTTCTGCAATCTCTTGTTCATCACCACCTTCTATTGTGAACTCAAAGGCCTTAGATGGGAGTCCATCAGAGTTGGTAGACGCCCCTGTATTGGCTCTTAATGCGGTGAACTTTACACCATCTAAGTTACGAACTTTGGAGAGTAGTGCATTGAAATTAGCACTCCCTGTTGAAGCAACAGAGTCGTACCTACGGATTCTTAACTCTTCGTCTGTCTCTTCTATCCTGCCTAAAACAGCATCTTGTAGATTTGTTACGGAAGATATTCCTGATATGGGAACTAAGGTGGCTGTCAATGATCCAGCAGGAGCTTTTACTTGCCCCACAAACTCGGAAGAAGCTGTAACTAGATTGGACACTGTGGTCACTACCAAATTACCAGATAAAGCTAACGGTAATGTTGAATTATCTTCAGTAACATTTACCAATAAAGTGGTTGTATAAGAAGCATCACAACCATTACTTCCTAAATTTATTACTCCTGCCAATCCAGCTAAGATAGAAGAGGTTGTAGCTCCAATACCAGAATTGTAAGTGTAAGGTACGCTGTCAATAGTAACTGTGTAGTTTGTACTGTCAACTACACCAACCAGACTAATAACAACTTGACTAAAAATAGAAGATGATAAGGTGAGTGCTTGATCTGTAAAAAACCTAGCGTCTGTGTTGGTAACTTTAAGAGCTGTGCCACTTGCAACAACTGTACCAACAGTACCTGTAAATTCGATAACAACAGTAGAAGGCTCTTCTTCTAATCTGTTTACATTAACAATAGCCGCTGTGTTGTCAAGGAGAACATCTGAAGCTGCGGATGGCGATCTACCATCATACATTTGCTGAAATACTTCCCACAAGTCACTAGCTTCATCTGCATAGATAACCAGAAGGTTATACAGTGGGTTGTTTGTATCTGGAACCCAAGCACTGCCATATCTAGCAACATGCTTATCATTCATTGTTTGGATAATTTCAAGAAGGGTCTTTCTTGTAAATCCACTACTGGTAATTCCGGCCAATTTAAGGCTCCCTTCTGATAATTAGAATGATAGGGAAATAGGAATTATCTCTCCACCTTTTTTCTTT